CTCCTTAAGGAGCAACCATGAGCTAGTTTAGTAATTGGCTGTCCCGGCCGCCCCGTTTTCAGACGGCAGCTGAGGAATACCTGTCTGTCAGCCTCGCCAAGTGCTGTCCGGAAATGCAAAAATACACCCGCTACCGAATGGAGCGGTATGTGTATCCGTTTATCGGGCAGCAGCGTATCCACCGCATCACACCCATGCAAATCATCCGCTGCATCCAAACCTACGAGCAAGATGCGCCGTCGCAGGCGCGGCGGCTGTTGCAAGTGGTATCAGGGGTGTACCGATATGCCAAGGTGCAGGGCTGGTGCCGCTACAATCCTGCCGAAGGGCTGGGCATTGCGCTAAAACCCTATACTTACAAGGGCTTTAGCTTTATCCCACCGCAGGATATGCCCGAATTTTTGGCGGCGGTGGATACCCATACCAATATCGATGCCGCCGCGCTGACTGCCTTTTGGCTCATTGTCTATACCGCTGTTCGGCGCGGCGAGGCGGTTAATGCCGCCGTGGACGAGTTTGATTTTGAGCGCAGACTGTGGACAATCCCCGCCAAACGCATGAAAATGCGGCGACCGCACGTTGTGCCGCTGGCTCCGCCGGTGTGCCGTTTGCTGCAGGCATGGCTGGCCGAGCGTAAACGCATCGGCATCAGTAACAGCCTGCTGTTCGGCGGTATCGGCGGCCACCGCCCGCTGCACGTTATCACGCAGTCCGGCTGGCGGGACAAGATGACTATACATGGCCTGCGCAAGGTTTTTAGCACACACGCCCACGAAAGCGGGCTATGGTCAGTTGATGCGATCGAATTGCAGTTGGCCCATATCATCAGCGGTGTGCGCGGCGTTTATAACAAGGCGATGCTGTTAGACGAGCGCAGACAATTAATGATTTGGTACGCGGACGAGATAAACCGATGGCGTGCCATCGGTCGCGGCGGATATAATGATTCCTAAGGAGGAGTCAAACTATGCACTACATTGTCATTGAGGCGTACCGTCGTCTTTTGTTTTTAACCGTTTTGGAAGCTGCTAAGTCGGTCGCCTGTACATCTGTCCGTCCTGATGGTGTATCAGAGCGGGCCTGGAATCGTTGGGAGAGCGGAGATGGAGTCATGCCTGATGAGGTGGCGGAAAATCTGTTGGCCCTGATACGGCTCAGGCAGAGAGAGATAGACAGTATCGCCGCGCAGATTGCCGGCGGAACTAAGCCTATACTGACCGCCCCAAAAAAAGGGGCGGATGTATTGGAATACAAAATCAAATTGTCGGTTTTTGCCGAAGCAATGGCGATGGGCTGCAAAACAAAATAGGAGGCCGAATGAAATATCCCGAAGCAGGCTACACCCCTGCAAATTTAAGATTTGTGATGGATACATACGGGCTGACCCTTGCCGAGGTCGGACGACGGACTGGCACGGCATTGCGCACCGTGCAAAACTGGGTCGCCCCGGTTGATGCCAAGGATCACTCTGGGATGCCGCACCGCAAGTGGGTCATGCTGCAAAACACGCTCAAATAATTCTTGACTATGCGAAAATATCGCGTATAATAAAACTCATTGGGAAGCACAAAGCAAGCCCGAAAAACCAAAAGGACTTAAAAAATGAAAGATTTATTGGATATTGAAATGAAACAGGCCGAACTTAGAAAAGTGGATGCTGAAATCGCAAAAATCATCGCAGACGCGCATAAGATAAATGCGGAATCGGTCAAAATAGCCCAAGAGGCTCGGTGGTATCCCATTATGATTGCTACTGGATTGGTATCAGCCGTCGCGGCAACGATGGCGGTAGTGATTAAATTTTTATGACGAAAGCCCCCAAACGGGGGCTTTTTTACATCCTTCCGTTTTAGTTGCACTGCGCAAAAATCCCGGATAGAATATCATTATTTATTGATTTTCTTGAGAAAAGTGAAACGTTGTTTCACTTTTTTGAGGTTCTTAGGGGGCTGGAAATGGAAACCCGTGCTCAGAAAAAACAGCGGTTGATACGGCTCATCCATGTGGCCAAAACCCAGTTGATGATGGACGATGGCGAATACCGCGCGCTGCTCGCCAACCTGTCATGCGGCAAGACAAGCAGTACCAAACTGTCGGTTGAGGAGCTGGAGCTTGCCGTACGGGCGATGAAGATGCGGGGCTTTGTGGTTGCCACTAAGGCGCAGGCGGCATCAAGTAAGCCTGATTTGCCGGTACATATGCCAAACCGCATGATGGAGGCTCAGGTCAAAAAGATACGCGCGCTTTGGTTGGAGCTGCACCATTTGGGCGCAGTGCGAAGCCCGTCTGAATTGAGCCTGGCTCGATTTGTCAAACGCATGACGGGCATAGATTATCATGGATGGTTAGGAACTGATGACGCGATACGGGTCATCGAGCATCTGAAGAAGTGGAAAGTGAGGGTGGAAAATGGCGGACAACAGAGTTCCTGAGCTGGTGGCGGATTTAGAAGACCAGGCGGTCGCTTGCTTAATGTCGGTATTGCCGATGGAGCGGCAGCAGGCGGTCGAGGTATCTAAAAAGCTGTCTCATCATCTGACCAGCAACTGGGGCGGGCAGTTGATTTATTTCCCCAAAAACCTTTTGGGCAGGGTATCCGAGCGCGACCTGAAGATTTATAAGGAGTTTAATGGCAAGAATCATGTGGAGCTTGCCCGTAAATATGATTTGACCGTTCAGCACATCTACCGCATCGTCAAGGAGGTCGGGATGGCGGAGCGGGCAAAAAATCAGGGAGATTTGTTTGTGTGATTACCTGATTTATTCAAGATAGCGGTCAGGATTCGTCCTGACCGCTTTTTTAGCGCATTTGTCGGCTTGGATAAGGGTTTGCCTATCCCAGTGGGTAAACGCGCTAAAAACGCGATTTTAACGCCTTTTTGAACAATTATTCTTTAAGCCGCATTAAAAGCGGTTTCGCACGGCCTTTGCCACAATAGCCTCATCCATCCGATGAGGCTTTTTTATGTCTTACGAAATTTTTCGCGCAGGGACGCGTACCGATGCAAACGGCAATACGGTAACGATTACCGAGGCTGACCTTGCCGCTGCTGCCCAAACATATGACCCGAAGGTGCATGAGGCCCCTATTGTGGTCGGGCATCCCAAGGCAGATGCGCCCGCCTACGGCTGGGTCAAGTCGCTTGGTGTGCAAAACGGCGTGCTGACGGCGGACTTTGCCCAAGTTGACGACGGCTTTGCGGATTTGGTTAAAGCCGGGCGATATAAAAAAGTGTCGGCGAGTTTTTATCCACCAACCAGTCCGAACAATCCTAAACCGGGTGTTTGGACGCTGCGCCATGTCGGCTTTTTGGGCGCGCAACCGCCCGCAGTCAAGGGTTTGTCCGCCATCAGTTTTGCCGAAGGTGAAGTTTATGTCGAGTTTGCCGAAGACGCACATCTTCAGACAGCCTCGTTATTAAGCCGTTTCAGAGACTGGTTTATCGGCCGTTTTGGCCTGGAAGAAGCCGATAAAGTACTGCCTGACTGGCAAATTGAGGCAATTAAAGAATTGGCTGCCGTGCCTCAAACCCATGTGCCTGCCGAATTTACCGAATCACCCCCACCCCCAGAAAACCATGAAAACAAGGAGACCCCTATGTCGCTGGAACAAGAGCTTGCAGCCGAAAAGGCCGCACGTGAAGCTGCCGAGAAGAAGGCCGCTGAATCGCAGGCGGAATTGAAAAAGCTGCAAGACGAGCAGTCTTCAGCCCTGCGCAATAGTGCGCATGAGCAGAATGCCGAATTTGCCGAAGGCTTGGTTAAAGAAGGCCGTCTGAAACCTGCCGACAAGGATTTGGTTGTCAAGGTTTTGGATTTTTCCGAATACCCTGATGACGTAACCGCCGACTTCGGCGAAGGCAGTAAGAAGCAGCCTTTGTCTGCCGCGCTGCGTGCGTTTTTTACCGCTGTCCTGCCTAAGCAGATTCAGGGCGGCGAGATGGCTAAAGGTGAAACGCCGTCGGGATTGGCGGCAGACTTTGCCGAAGCGTCGGACCCGGAAGCCTTGAGCCATCACCAACGTGCATTGGCATTGGCGGCGAAGGAAGGTATCCCTTACGAAGAGGCTGCCCGCCGTACTATTGCTTAATCATCA